CATACCGCCAGCCATAAGAGCTTCATCGGTTATCTGAATTAGAGGGAACGCATCTTCCAGGATGTTCTTCTTCACTTTCAATACTTCCCACTCTTCATCAGAAACATCTTCCCTTATCATGCCTTTTAAAATGGTAGGTAAAGGATCACTCGCTCTTCGATTAAGCAGGGCATCAACATATTCGGGCTTTATGGTTCTCCTGATGTAGCTATCCCATTCTGAATTATAGACACTCATAGCCCAATAAAGCGTTTGTTTCGGGGTCAGGGTATTTTCCCTCAAAAAAGAACAAGAGAAAAGCCCTACCATCAACATAGCCTGGATAACTGAAATAACTGCTAGTTGCCTGATCGTTCTGTTCATATTTTCACCCCCTTTCCTTTCTTGCATTTTTCACATTGGTCTAATGCTTTATGGATCATCGTAGAGATCTGATCGAGCTCTTCTTCTAAATGGTTACTATCCTCGATTAGACCTACAATACCCAGGATCATCACCAGGGCATATTGGACTAATTCTTGTGGTGTCTTATCGGTCAAGGGCCTTTTCCGCCATGCGTGAGGGCATACATTATTACTGCACCTATTACCGCCGTAAGAATTCCCACCAAAGAAGTTATTAACAATACCGTTCCTCTTGGCATCCGGTTGGTTACTTCTTTGAACCATAGATTTTCCAGTTTAGCTAAAGTTCCTTCAATTTGCCCAAATCCCTTCGCAAACAGTTCCATTTTCGTGGCAACCATCGTTGTTTGCTTAACCATTTCCAAGTGAGCCTGGCACACTTCCGGCTGTCGTTCTTCCATTGTTCCCATTTCTCCTAATCCGGCTGGACACATTAAAAGTGTTGAATTGTTGTCTTTCGGCGGCATTTCGGACATTGGATTTCTATCGCTCCTATAAAACTACCTTTAAAGAATAGGTAATTGCAGAAGGGGCAACGCAACTGCGAATCCAACGCTACCCTAATTAAAGGGTCCGGATATTCAGGGAACGTCATGGCCTGTGATACAAAATGCGGTTTTCCAAAAGAGCCCCGTTTGCTCATAATTGTCCTTTAGCCGCTTTCTTACTTGCTACCTGAAAGGCCGTAGAATAATCATCTTCGGACTCTTCGGGAGATTTACCTTTTGCTATCTTTCCCGAAGTTGCCGTTGCCGCATGGAGCTTTTTCTTCTTTTCGAGTTTGTCCTTGTCTTTTTCCTGTTTGTCTTTAACTTGTTGTTTCGCCCTTTCTTCTTTGTAGTGTCTTAGGACCGCTACATTATCCAAAGGATTGTCAAAGTAGGCCAAACGCTGTATCGCTTCTGATTGCTTATCTAGCCATCCCCAAAATTCCGGATTTAATACCCTCTCGTTGTTTTCATCAATCTTGTCCCCATCATAAATTATGTCCTGATAATCAGGGACCATTCTTGCCACTATCAGTTCAGTTTGGAGTGTCTTTATTGCTTGATCCTGAACGTCAAGTCTTTCTTGAACAGTATCATTAATTTCTACCGATGCTCCATCCTTCTGTGCGGCTCGAATGATTTTTTGTGTTACGCTTAAAAGCTCGTTGCCAATATCTCCTATAAGATCTTTTTCGCTCTCGGTGAATTTGATGCTTTCCAGGAGCTTTTTAGGATCTAGTTCTTCTGCTTCTGACTCTTCATCTAGTTCTTGGGCCTTTTTCTTAGGAGCTTTCTTCGTGGGCGGTCCTTCTTCTTTCTCTCGCTCCTTTTTCTCCTTCATTATATCATCTAGTCGTTTGGCCCTTTTTTCGAGCTCCTTCTTCGTGGCACTCTCTTCTTCCCCTTCTTTTCCTTTTCCCTCTTCTCCCCCACCTTCTTCTTTTCCGGACTCTTCCTCTTTTGTGTCCTTACCATCTCTTTTTCCTGGTTTATCTTTATCGCCTTCCTTACTTTTTTCCTCACTTTTCTTATCATCATCCGCATCCGGATCTTCTGTATCATCCTTCTTATTCTTTGTAGCCACTTTGAAATGTGAAGAAAATTCCTCATCCCCTTCTTCCCCTTCCTTCTCTTCTCCTTCTTCTCTTTTCTCTTCTTCCTTTACCTCTAGCTCTTCTTTTTCCTCGAGCTTTGGGCTTTCTTCTTCTTTTGGCATAATCATTCTCCTTGAATATGAGGGCTCCCCCAACAGTTGCGTGTTTACAGGGACGTTAAGGGGGGAGCCCTATTTGTTAGATGTTATCTAGTTTGAATACAGCGTACCCAATCAACTTGCATGGTTTCAGCGTTTGCACTTCCACACTTGACACCAATGCAAATAGTCATTTCCTCGTCTGCGGTTGGAAGGGTGGTAGTATGAGAAGCTACCAGGTTCCCGTTGTGATAAAAATCCACCTGGGTAGGATCCGCTATAAATCCAAGGCGTACCCAATTAGCATCCCGGGTGGGACCATTTGTTGATTCGTAGGCCGCCGAACCATCAGCGGTTCGGGCTACCCAAACGGTTCCGCCATCACTCTTCGTCCACAGAATAGCATCATCATCCGCAATCACAGCTCCGCCAGCATCATCAAGCAAAGGAACGGCATCAGCTACCGTACCCTGGGTCATGCCAACACAGATATTGGTATCATCTGTATTGAGCTCGGCTATCTTCACCCTGGCTTCAAAATAGAGTTTCTTCCCTGCACTTACGCAAAACTCTTCAACGGTCCTTGCCAGGATCGCCGCCTGGTTGTCTGTTCCGGAAGAGGTAAGCAAAACCACTCCCCCTGCTACCGACTCATCAGCGGCGATTGTTGCTCCGGTTCCGGTTGTGGTCCAGCCATTCATAGTTGTTAGATAATTGAGAAAATCATCAAACAGCTCGAAGGCGTGTCCTGGATCACAGATCCCGATCTTCGGTGCTTTCATCCATATAGGGGAAAGGTCCCCTTCTCCGGCAATACCGCCTTTTATTATAAGCGGCTGGTGAAAGCGGTGAATATTGTTGTGGTCCTTCATTCCTGATCTTTCAAACATGGCATTTCTCCTTTTAGAGAGTTTATATTGTCATGCTCCGAAAGGAACATGGGTCTAGGCTTAATCGTCCTTTTCAGGCAATTCGCTTAGATACCTTTTGGCTAAATCGGGCAATTCCAGGACATTCTCCAATGCTTTTTTCATCCCAAGTTCAAAATAAGTAATGTAAGGATCCTGGGCCGGAACTTGAAGGGAAAGCCGCTTGTTTATTATTGCTAAAGCCGCCCTGATCTCGTCCAACATAGCTTTCGAGTAGGGATCCTCTTCCATTTTCGCTAAATATGGTGCGTTTTCTTCGCTAAAATTAGCCATTTCTATCCCTTTCTATTGGCTAATCTCCCCAACCCCGTATGCTTGGTCTTTGCGAACTCTCGGAGCTTCTTTTTCCCCATTTTTAAAACCCCTCGGTTCTTTTTGTGGAGCTTTTCAGGGTGATGAAGGGCAATAGCCATCATTTGTTGTTGATCTTTGCTTTTCGCTGGCATTATCTACCCATCCCACCCCTGCCCATCGAACCACGCTGATAGGACTTAGTGCCTTTGTTCATTCTATCAACCAGGCTGTCAGGTTTGGGCGTGAAAAAATCTGCTAGAGCTCCGGTTAATCGGGCCAATCCGGTCTTTGTACGCTCCCCCCCTACCGGACCGCCAGTTCTCTTTTTCTTTTTATTGTTTCCGTTCTGCGAGTCCTGTCCGTTTTCTTGGTTCCCGTTTGCCATTTGTTCCCCCTTTCGCTTTTGTTGTGGTTTTTTCCCTGGGTTTTGGTTTTGCCGAAGCTCCGTTTGTACCATTTGTGGGTTTCGGCTTGGCTTTCTCTTCCTGGATCTTGAATTTAGATTCGGCGGCCCTTTCAATAACCTTTCTCTCGGTATCGCTAGAAGCCTTTTTCTCTTCTAATTTGGCTTTTTGCTCTTCAAGGGCCATATCTCTTTCAAGCTGATTGTCCCCTTCCATATCTTTTGCTTCGACTTCAACCATTCTTTGCTCTCTAACGAGTGCCAGTTCCCGTTGAAATTGCTCTTCTGCGGCCTGGGCCTGTAATTCTTGCATTTTCTGTTTCTCTTCGGCTGTCAATAAGAATTGATCGGGATCCAGGTCCATAGCCTTCCCGATTTCTTCCAGGATCGGTCTTATATCCGCTTCACTCATAAGAGTTTCATGGAGTAGTAAAAGCTGTAAGAAGTCTTTTAAGGCATTTGATTTGACAACTTTTGATTGAAATGAATTAAATCCCAGGGCATGAACAGCAAAATCACCCTTGATCGCCTGGTTACTGTCAATCATCATGTTATAATCATAGAATTCCTCTAATACGGGCTCGATCAGTTCTTCATCCAGGTTCTTCACTACCTGGCCCATGTACTTTCCGGCATTTTGATATAGTAAATTGATCTCCCCCAGGGTGTCCGGCTTTTTCTTCGGTGCGGTGTCCCCTTGCATTATACGGGGAATTTGGCTTTCCTCGTCAGCGTGTTGTTTCGCCAGGGCCAAGAGCTCTAAGAGATCTCCGGCTACGTTTTGGATCCTGATTGATCCCATAGCTTTTCTTACATCTGTTCCGCCAACAAACCGGAAGTTCTTTCCAGGCCAAACCTTCTTGGATTGACCAGGAACAAGAGCATCATCATCCGTTCCGATTATTACATTTCCTGATAGTGCGATATTATCTATGGCGTTTCGGTAGGCCCCGTTTGTGATTAATTGGGCATCTATGAGATTACGGGCGGTCCCGATCCCATGAGGTTCATCCAGGAGCTCTTCAAACTTGCATAGGTGGTAGGGACGTTTGCCCTGGTCATTTAACATAATGCGGATTATGGTGTCGTTTGCCATAATAACCTGGACCTCAATATCCTCGCCAATTCTTTCAGGATCATCAATTTGCGGAAGCTCGAGATCAAACCTTGAAGCCGCTACTTCATCAAATTGTTTGTTGTCAACGGCAAAGTCGGTCAAGTATCTTATGGGAACTCGTCCCCAAAATTCTATGTATTCGATTGTACGGTTGGGATTGGGTATATCTCGAAGGTGGGGGGGAAGGGTGGCGGTATCTTCTGTTACTCTCGTTCTTGCTACGTCCTCGGCTATGACCATATCTATTGCTTCATCATCATAACCTGGGCGGCCCTGTAATTGCCGGAGATCATAAGAGCATATCTGATCTCGCTCGATTATCCCTCGGCTCTTTTGAATGTCGGTGTATTCAGGATCTACAAATATATTCCAAACGGATTTATAATCTAACGCTGGCTTTGCTTCTACCCACGTTTCCTTCTCGAACATGGCATACTCTTGATTGCCTTCAAATCCTGGTGGGTAACTCCTGGCCCATCTTTTCTTTTCGATCTCATGGAATAAGGGGCTCTTTACTACGCATTCGCCATAAAGTGCCATTGAAAACGTCCCCTTCATAAACGTGCGGTCCGCTTTCGCTTCGACTAGCTGATCTCTAATTATATCCGCCATTTCATCCGCCTGGGCCTGGGCCGTTTCCTCTTCCTCGGGTGCATAGGTGGCTGTATTGGCTTTAAGCATAAACGGGATCTTGCCGCCCTGCAATACCAGGTCATTTAAGAAGGTGTAGGCCATAACTACTTTTTGCTTCACAAGCCGGACGAATACTTCCGACTTCCATTGATCTTCCTGTTTCTGCTTCCTGGTGTCCCTTGATTTCCATGTTTTCCTGGAAGTGGTTACGCCTTTCCAATCCTCTTCCGCCATGAAATTATCTAGGTCCTCTTGCCAATGGATCTCCTTCTTCTTCCTGGCCTGGCCCCAATTCTTATAAAGCTGTTCGATGAAGCCGCCTAGAGTAGTCTTTTCCGGCTCTTTCGTTGCCATGCTTCACTCTCCCTTTTTGAGCTTTTTTAGGAGCTCGTTTTTCTGTGCCTTGTATTCCCCTATTTTCTGATCTAATTCCTGGATCCGGACCTTCTGTGAGTCGGTGCATTTCCCCTGTTGCTCCCTCTCGATGAAACCCAGGATCCTTATCTTCTCCATTTCCGCCTGGTCAAGTTTCCATTGGATTATGTCGAGCTTCGTCCAGTTGTCCCCCTTTTCCATAGCCATATATATTACGGCCTTCTCTTCCTCGGTGCAGACAACATCATCATAAAACCCTACCGCCAGGATCCCCAGGACAAAAAAAAGGGAAAGACCGATTATTGTCTTACCCAAGGCAGTTTCCAGGAATTTAATTATTTCATCAAACATAAGCCATCGGGACCTCATCTTCCATCATTGGTTGCTTGTATGGGAACTTCTCATATCCGGCAAGTAATCCCCAAAGGGCCGTTACACCTGGGATCTCAATGTCCTCTTTTATATATCCCTTCTTCTTCGCCATGAGTTGATCTAAAAGATTACCCATGATTTTAGGGTTTCCGGCTTCCTTGTCAATCTTGATCCTCTTTAATCGCTGATATTCTAATAGAAGATTATCAATGCTCGCCTGGTTCTTGCTCGCAAGCTCCGCTTCCACAAATACAGGGTGAGTCCGGATCAAGGGTTCTCGCAAAATTTGAAGATAGTATCGGGGGTGATCCTTCGTGTTTGTATAATAGAAATATCTGCATAGATACTTTTTCCATACATCCTTCAACCAGGCCCATAGGGGCAAGTTCGTTCCAGTTGTTGATACGCTCCAAAAGGGGAATTCTTCGTATATCCAAAGTTCCTTCGTCCTTATGTTTTGTGCCGACAATAGAGCATACCCAGGCATTAAGCCAATAGGCCATTCGATAGATCCTCTCACATAATAGTATTCCGGCGGAAGGTTCTCGTCAAAGAAGAGCTTCGTTAGGTTCCGGTCCTTATCCCATCTCGCTTTCGTGGGCTTTTGCATGAAAGTACATCCTCAATACATCTTTTACCGTTGTCCCCTCGGGGAGCTCGGGCAAGATCTCGGCCTTTATCCGTTGGACCAGGATTTCACTTAGCTTGTCAACCGATATTGGATCTATCTCGGGGACCTCTTGCCTATTCCTGGATCGGAGCTCGGCCTTTTGTCCTTCCGTTAATCCTAACGGGTTTTCCTTACACACTCGGCTGTTCATGTCTTAACTCGGCATCCCCTGGCTGAATCCGCTGGGGCGGTGGTGGTGCAAATTGTTGTTGGACCTGGCCCATATATCTTATCGTGGCCTTTCCGTTTTGCCGGACCGTTACAACCTTCCAGGCTTCCCCGTTCACTACTAATTTCATCCCTGATTTAAGACTCGGCATTTGTTATGCTACCATTCCTTCCGGATCCAGGTCCCCCGTTTTGTCCTTTCTCGGGTCTTTCTCCATTACGATATGACAGGCTTCATCATAAACATGGTCCTCGCTGTCGGTGTCTATATCTTCAATGTCATTCTCCGCTTGGACCAATGTTGGAATTGTCCTAATGAAATGCTTGCACTCTTCCGTTACAACCATCATCGGGAGCTCTTCTTCATTCCGGATCCTCAACCTCTCATGGAAGGCTTTGATCTTATGCTTCCGGTCCGGATCTCCTGGTTTAATATATATGCCGTACTCTCGAAACACATCAGCGGTAGAAGGTCCTTGTCCTCCGCCCTTGTAATCGGGCCTTTTGGAGAAGCAATCAGGTCCGGCTAATCTTTCTATCTTCCTACCGGCTATTCCCCAACGCTCTTCCCGTTTCAGGATCCCCTCGGCTATCTCACTATCCGCCATCCTGGTTCCGGTGTTTGGCTGTCCGGTCCACCCGTACCACTCATGGAAACGAACAAGCCGCCCATCATTATCAACAAACCACCAGCCCAGGGAAAAGGGAGCTCCGAAGCCCCAATCGAATGTCATATAATGTTGAAGGTTCTCGGGAACGTGAGGAAGAGGTTTTATTATATGATACGCTTGCCGCCATTCGGTGAACGCTTGGCCTACGAATAGATCCCAATTACCATCCCTGAACGCCTTCCTCATTCTTTCAGGCAAGGTATTGAGCATTGACCAATACGCTTGATCCAGGTACGGGTTATCATCCGCCCGGGAAGGAACAAAATGAAACAAGGGCCGATAGTCGAGCTCTTGATAAAATTCCCTGGGGAAATCCCGATCAATCCATAATTGCTTTACCCAGGCATGGCCCACGCTACCAGGGTTAGTTGCTCCTATAAACTTACAATCCTGGTCCGCTATCCCTGCCCACCTTAACCTGGTCCGCAAGAAATTGAATGTTTCGTAGTCGTTCTTTGTGAGCTCGTCAACCAATATGGCGGCGAACTCCGCCGAAGCATACTTGCTCGGATCATCCAGGTTGCGGAAGCAGATCACGCCGGATCCGAAACACTTCTCTAATATAAAGCACCGCCCGTAATCCCTATGGTCCACATGGGACCTACCCAACCAGGCCGGAAACTCAATGGAGATCTTTTGTAGCTGTCTATCTTTTAGGCTTGGATAGTCCTCACAAGCCAACATTACATTTACATTCTTAAATCCCCAACGGTAGTAACAGTTCAAGAGGAACCGGACCGCATACCACCGAAGGAAACGACTCTTGCCGCCGCCCAGGGCTCCACCGTAAAGGACATATTTCATTCCCTTGTCAAGCCAACTTACGGTTTCTTTTTGCTTTGGAAGAAAACTTGCTAGATCGTTGTCGAAATCGAGATCCGATTGCGAGCTCATAACTGTACCTTTTGCACCAATAACAAAACAGCCACACCCTTCCAGCCAGGTGAAGTTGGAGCTCGGCGTTTCTTTTGCGGCATAGTGGACAGATTAACCATTTTAGGGCCATATTTCAAATCCGGCTTACGAGATTGCCCCAGGATCAACGATCTCTATCTTATTCGATGGATACCATTAGATTGTAATGCGGTTTAAATGCAATAGAAGGGGTTAGTCTAATTCGCCGTCTATTTGTAAGAGCTCCTTTGGTTTCTCTAATTTGATAACCTTGTTGTCCTGGTTTATCGTGATTGATACCGGAACATTAATGTTATGATCTACTTCCTGGCGGTCCGACCAGTTGAAGCGGTTCTTCATGTTCATATACCACAAAACATGATTAAACTTTGGATTTTCAAGGTTTATCCGGCCCAATCTTTCCCAATATGCTTCACTTAATGCCTTTCCTCTTTTTATGGTGTCCGAATATTCCTCTACATTCTCCATTAAAGAATAATGTGTGTGCTTAGTGATCCCCAGGAGAGGATATACTTCTTTCAACGAAGCACCGTCCGCCATGTAATCAATGATCGTCTTTTTCCAATCGTCCGGCAAGTTAGCTAATGAAGCTCTTGGCCTTCCTGGTCCTGGATGTTCTACAATATCAGCCATATATTTCATGCTCCTACTTATTGACTAACAAACTTTCCGATAATGCCAATAGGCAACAAGAACAAGAGTCCGACAAGGATTGTAAGGAAGATTGCAAGACAAGCAAAAAGAACACCCATTGTAAACTGTAAAAAGAAATTAACTAGATCCCAAATTATCTCACTCATTTTTCAGCATACCCAATGATCTGAATTTTTTATCGAGCCGCCGGACAATTTTCAATCTTTTGTATTTGATGCTCTCGGCTGTTTCAAACTTCAATCGCTCGGCTATTTGTCTATCGCCCAGGCGGTCCCCATAAAAAAAGGCCAGGATCCTCATTTCGGAAGATCCCAGCCGTTGCAAGTGATACCCGATGGTGGCGAAGGCATCGAGTAACAAAAAAGAAGAATTAGAAGTTTTGGACGAAAGGGAGAGGGAATCTTCTAATCTTTCCAGGCAAATTGATTTTGGGTATTGTATCAATCCATGAAAATAGAACTCCAATAATTTAGTCAGGCTTCTAAAGTATAGTTCGTGATCTCTATCTTTAGGCAATAGTTGTCCTTCTACTAATTGATTATATGGGGGGTTTTGGCTAGTTCGCCTAATTAATCTCAACTTTTATCTCGTCCAAGATTTGAGATATACGTTGTCTTGAAATACCAATAATCTCGGCTATTTCCCAATGTTTGAGCTTTTCTTCCACGCTCATTTTCCAAATCAAAAAAAATTTCAACGATTTGCCTTCTTCATCGGTCAAATTAGCAAAATGCCGCACAATATTCCGGACCGCTTTTCCCCTTTCTTTTCGCTCTTTCCTCAACCGTTGCTCTCTCTCGATCCTGGTTTCTTCTGTGTCCGGATCCGAGAACTTGGCATCCAGGAAATCAGTTGACATGGTGAATTGTGTTATAGTCGAACCCGTTGTAAAGCCTTCCATATAATTATTAAGGTCCACGCAAACACCCTCGCAATCTTCCCGATCTTCACAAGCGATACAAAAATCATTCATTACAATTCATATTCCATTTCAGGAATTGCAAAAACGGGATCCAATCCCTTCTTAGGTCCTCCACGTTCACCATATAGTTATCGTTCCGGAGCTCAATTTTCGTCCCAGGGATTTTAGATCCTTTCTTGTAGAAATACTGTTTGCGGCCCAATTTCCCAACATGGACCCAGCCATTGACACGCCCTCTAAACGGTTCTTCCCCTGCATTCCACTCAATAACAACTGAAACAAAGAAATCGTGCTTGCCGCCTAATACCTGGTAAGGCGGAACAATCAACCAATCATTCCACCATTTCGCTGTTTTAATCCCTATTCTTTGAGAGCCATAAACGAAGTCGGCCCCATCCCCTTGATTGTTTACCCGGGCGATCCGCCGGTCCACAAATCCTTTAAACTGTTTTGGAAATCCGCCCCAACCGGAAATAATCTGATCCCAGGTTTTTTCCCCGAGTTTTCCTCGGAAGGCATCTTCAATAACTTTTTCCTTCGGCCTGGCGGTCCCATTAATATTGAAAAAATCATCGAACACTTTATGAGCTGTGCCATCTTCATTATTGGCTATGTAATTTACATTATCATAAAACTGATAGGCCATATCCCAACATTGTTTAATGTCCTCTTGATTAAAAGCATATTCGTGGAACTCCCCCTGGATCCTTGGTTTACTTTCCACTTCCATTTTTTTCAATCTCCCTTACGAGTTGATTTAAAAAAGGTGGGTGATCGTCTAAAAGATCCTCTCTTTTAAAATACGGGTGGTCCTGATTTAAAGGTATTGGTTCGGAATAGTTTAAAACCTCTTCAATCTTTTTCCATTCTTCCGAATGATCCTTGGAAATATGATCTACTAAAGGAGTAAATCTATTAAACTGTTTACCACAAAAAGCACATTGAATTTTACCTTGGGCCAATTTTCCCACTTCATATTTCTTTTTAGCCTTTGGGGAAGTCATTCTTAGTTTAATATATTTATCATTTTTTTTGTTTGCCTTGTCAATAGCATCAGTAGCTTGTTTTAAAAGTTTTGCCTGTAATTTTTCAATTCTATCCAAAAACATTTCTATATCATTCTTCTTTTTGGATTTCATCCTCAATTACCTCATAGAGTCTGATTGATACTCCTGGCGGATCCTCATAATAACCATCGGGCCGGATCTTGCAATATTCTTTTGTGGCTATCAGCTCAATAATTTGTGAATCATCTTTGTATAAGAGCCCCGAGAGTGCATCTTTTATGGCCTTTACGAGATTATCAAGATCGGGACGTTTAATATGATGTTTGACTTTTTTCGGTAAACTCTTCGGCCTTGGCATAAAGAAATTAAGTGTCAGGGTAATAGGACCATCAATGAACTTGAACTTCTCGGGCCTTCCGTTTGAAACTAAAATCTGATTGATTACATTTTGTTTCCAATCCTTGCTCTTCGCCGGATCCTCACAACCAACGCCGCCTTTCTTCCTCACAAAGAACCTGGGCCTTCCCTGGGAAACGGGATCGCCGAAGATCCTGAAATTATAAATCATAGATCAAGGGCTCTTTTAATGTTTCTAACAAATCTTCTGTGTTTTTGTTTATTTTCGTCCCAGCGGTCCCATAGGGGAAGAGATTTCTTTACAGCTTCTTTTACCTTTCCAATACATACTTCACAAATCATGCAACAATCCTCGGGGTGCATCGACTCCCATCCCCTGTAAAAATCAATCCCCCACCATTCGTTCTGTGCTCTCCTGGACCAATCAACGGGCTTTCCACAACCACCACATATTGCTCTTTCATTATACCAATCGCCACTCATTTTATTTCCCCCTCTTCCTTTCGTCTTTGAAGCTCTTTTAATCCTTGAATGACATCTCCGAACATATCCTCCTTTTGAAAAAGTTCTGAATCATTATACTCCCTCAATATTCCTTCCGCAAACGCCCAGGGTCCTTTTGGTCTTTTCTTTTCTACTGTTAGCAGGGCATAATATACAGCGGTTTCTTTTATCTTCTCCTTCCTCTTTGTCCTGGCCCAAACAATAGCCTGGGGCCAATACATTTCCATTTTCTTTACGAGCTCGAAGATCTCATTTTTATATTTATCCTGTCCGTTGTCTTTATCTTTAGGGGAAGCGAGTTTTTTTGAGCTTCCTTCTTTAATATGATTAGGATTAGGATTAGGTTTATGATTAGGATTGGGGAAGGTACTTTGTACCCTCTTTGTACCCTCTTTGTAGGTCCTTGTAGGCTCTTCATCTAACTTGCTAAAATAGTTGATATATTGCTCTAATGCTTGTTGCGGTGGCTCGGGTGTTTGGCGTTTATGCCTTCGGGTGGGTGCTGGTAGCCTTCCTTCCTCTTTTCCGGTGAAATAACCGTACAATCTGTCCTGAACCGTCCAGGTAAACAAAAGCCCGTTATCCTCGAAATCAGCAAAACAGGCTTTAATAGTGATTATTCTTACCTTTTTTCTTAGCTTCGGATATGCCTTGCCTAATATGACCTCGTAATCAATTTCAAGACAGCTCCAATCATCAACTAGCAGATATAGGCGTGGAAAGTGCAGTTGAGAACACAATGAACACCTTGCTAACTTCTTACTCGTCCATATATCGTCCTTGATTACCCTATTAGACACTATCCCCCTCATTTTTAAGACCTTTTAAGATCTTATTGATTGTTTCAATGTTGGGTACATTCTCACCTTTCAAGAATCGGTGCAGGGTTGGTTGCCGGATCTCGTTCATAACGGCGAAGTTATAAACATTCGTACCCCTTTTCTTGATGTGCTCTATTACTTTTTTCCTTATTTCTTCAATATTTATAGTATTCATAACCTTATTATACAAGCCCACATAATAAAGACAAGGATTTTTTAAAAAAAGTCCTAAAGTTTTTCCCGAAAATACCGATAAAATTATTATACAAACTTGTATATTTTTTTGTTGACTTAATTATGCAATCCTGTATAATTACTGTATTGAAAAGGGGTTATGGTATGGAAGGATTAGTTTCAAAAAATTTTAATTACGGGCAATATATAAGACCTGGCGATTTTGGTCCCCTCCTTTTTGGCCTGGCTGTATTGCCCGTAATTTTTTTGAAAGGGGGTGAGAATATGCAAGGTGATCTATTTGATCGGGATAGAGCACTAGCAACAAAAGCGGTTGTCGAAGTAAGGCCATTTGATCTTGGCAAGCTAACAGTAACCAGGGGGATTAATGATCGAATAGCAGATGATATTGATTTCGCAAAATTCGTTCAGATAAGTTTGCAAAGACACGCAAGATGCGATTGGGGGGACGTTTGCAAAGAGGACCACAAAGAGAACGAATATGCACTCGATAATAATCTCCGGTTGTTTTCGGTTTACAAGGATCCGGAGCTCGGCACAATATGGATCATAACCGAAGCGAACCGCTATTGCACAACTGTATTGTTTCCGGAAGAATATTAAACTTTGAAAGGGGGTGATGAAATGAGTAAGCATTGTGATTTTTGTTTGGTCCCGATTGACGAAGATAAAAAGGCGATTAAGATTGAACGCTCTTATATTCTTTGGAGAAATGAAAGAGATCGGGAAGATTGGGACAAACTAGAGCTTTGCGGTAATTGCGGCACTAACGTAAAAATGGAAATTGCGAAAATCCGAGATAAAGAGCTAGGAAAATTACCGCCCGAAGTTTTTAAACTCTTTCAGGGGGAAATTTAAAATGCCGGACAAAGTACCAAACAATTTTAAGAAGTATGTTCAAACAGAAGAGGACAAACGGATTGAGCAGATCATCGAAGAAAGTAGAAAGGCCCACGCTAAGAAGATGAAAAAATGGAAGGCCATGAAGGATCAGGCTCTCATAAAAGAGATCCAATCCCTCGCCTATCAGGACGATGATCTTATAGACCAGGACACATTGTTTGACTTACAATACGCTATTGATATACTTGCCGAAAGGTACGGTATAACACCCATAACCGATACCGAGCTTTAGTTCGGGGGGCGAAAGGGGTTTGGATCCTGGCCTTCCCAGGGTCCGGCCCCGATTGCCGAAAGGGGACGAATTATGCTTTGGGAACACATACCAATTTACAGGGATTTCGTACATTGTCGGGAGCTCACGCACACTCCCTGGTATTATGTCATGGTCCGGATCTACCATTTCTTTTATGATCTCGAATGGAAGATACGGGGGACCTGGTTAAAAAGATACCTTCGGGAAATAGAAGTCTTTGAGCAAAACGGGGCTTTTTGGGCTAAAACAGAATTCTATCATTTCACTTCCTCTCACCGAAACGAGCTCGAATATAACCGCTACCTTATCCTACCCTTTTTCTCCGCATATATATATGATGAAAAAAATGTGCTTATCGCTTATGGTCCTCGTAAGCATAGAAAGGAACGGTGGCTATGAATAAGATATATTTTGGCACACGATTGATTACTGGCGAAACGGTGGTCCAGGTATGGGAACCAGGATCACTATCAAAACCGCTAAAGCACGAAGCAAAGCACTCTCCAACGGGTTATGAGTGGGGTTATTTGGGCTCGGGTCCGGCGGACCTGGCCCTTTCAATTCTGATGGATTGTACGGGATCTCGGATCGCATCGGAAAGAATGTACCATAAATTCAAACAGGATTTTGTAGCCGGATTTAAAACTTCCTGGTGTATTTCCGAAGATGAAATTGAAAGATGGTTCATTGAACAAACGATAGGAGAAAAGGATAATGTCAAGAGAATTAAGGACAAGCGTTAGGCCATGCGGTTTTTGCAATCAGTACAGCATAGCAACAAACGGGATTACCATAGACAGGGATAATGAGATAATCACCCTGGAAGAATATTGCATGGATTGTAACAATGTTAATATCGTAAAGTTTAAGATCTATTCAACCGAAGTGCATGATCCGGATGGATTGACCATAGTTCCGGAAGAAATAACCGAGAACTGGCGGTATGCTACTTTAAACGGTGCAAGGGAACCGAACCTTGTTAAGTATTGCCCGAATTGCCGGAGAAGGTCTGATGATTCGGAAGAAACCTTAACCCCTGGCCCCGATGGGTGCGTGATAACCTGGGAGTGCAAGTCCTGTGGAGTAAAGCTAACCATAAACATTCCAAAAAGGGAGATTTAAGCTATCCGCCTGGGGCGGTGCAGGGCCTTTTCCTTCATTTCGCCCTATGTATCGTCCCAGGTGGGAAAAGTGGCTTAGAGAGCAATTATGGAAATGTGGGTTTGTGAACGGTTATGGAGAGGTTGTGATATAGCGGTATTTTCCAAGAGGGAAAAGAGGAAACACGAAAAGGAAACCGGACACAAAATGGAGTATTGTGGGGATGATATTTATGAGATCCTTTGGTGCGGCATAATGTTCTATTATACTATAAAGCCAACACTTGACAAGTATCTAAGGGGGTGATGCCTATGATTGCCGTTAGTTAGTTAGAACTGTGTTAGAAAGGAGATCTCTAAAACCTACTCAAAGGAGTGTGAAAAATGAAAAAGCTAGTCGTTAGTTTAGCGATAATAACCTTACTCGTCATTGGAGTAAATGCCAATGCAATAACAATGGACATTGTGGTTACACCCGACTCTTCAACATTCCTCGGAGAAATTGAAGGGAGTTTAGAAGGGGAGTTTCTTGGGGGCATTTGGATTGAAGGATACGTTAGAGATCAAAATGGGAACCCCATAGCAGGGGCCACGCTTGAATGGAGATTTCTTGACGGTACTTTTTTCATCCAAACCAATTCCCAAGGATATTACGGGTTTTTGTATAACCGTAATTGGTGCGATTACAAACGGGTTATAGTTTCAGCAACGGGCTATTTTACCAGGCAAGCCAGCGTGGGTGATGGTACTTGTTGCAACTGCTATGAAGAGTGCCTTCCTGAACCTTGCCAAGAAAGGTGTCCGAACAGGCGTTGTGCCACCTATAAAGTGGTGAACTTTACCCTGATTGGTTTTGATTCCGATGCTGATGGAGTCCTCAACGGGGCTGATAACTGTCCTTACGTTCCTAATGGTCCCGACAAGGGAACTTGCACCAGGGGTACAGTAGGGAGAGTATGTTATCCCCCCGGGGGCGGTTGTGGCTGTACGGGCTTTTGTAGTTTGAACCAGGAAGATTCCGATGGTGATGGGATCGGCGATGCTTGCGACAACACGCAATTTCAAGCTACTGCTTTAGGCGGTCCAACCCTCGCTCTTTCTTGTGTGATAGATAAGAAGTTTAACGAAAGGTTTCCTTATCTATGCAATCCTGAACTTGAAGGAGCAACGGAAGCTGATATAACACAAGAGAAAATCCTTTTTGCCGCACCTAACAGGCAAATTGCAGATCTAGCAACAATCATAGTAGCTTTGTTCCCACAATTCTACTGTCTAGCACAAGGCGGTTGTGATTATGATTGTTTAGGACAGGCTATTGAGGATTTCTTAAATGGTAGGGATGCCTTTTTGGGCTGGTGGATATATCCTGGCGATGAAAAAAGACCCTTTGAAACCGAATGTCCTGATAGGGTAACTTTCGTGGAATTTGTCAACCAGTTACTAAGGGATACTTACTGTGCTTTATTTTCGCAAAATTTTCCCGATCAAACCTTTGAGGAATGTAGGGGGATTAACACCAATTAACTAAACGGTACAAGTCGGGGAGCAGGGACCGATCCTTTCAGAAACCCCTTTTCTGATTGCCCTCTCCCTGGCTTGTCCGGCTAAAAGGAGCGATATGGTAATAGATCTTTCAAAAACAGGATTTAAGGCGTGGAAGTGCGAAGAGTGCGGACAAATAGTTTATTCAGCTTCAAAACAGCCGCTTACCTTCATGTGGACGAGTGGCCATGTATGCCAGTTTAGAGAAATCAAAGAGGTTGGAGAAAGCATAGTCCAAGACACAATGACCATCGAAAGCCTGAATGACCTGGTTAAGCCTGTACGGGCCGTAATGGATAAGGCAAAGGAGCTCCTACGGGCCTTCTCCGCTACCGAGATAACCGAAACAAAATTCCAGGAAGAGAGCTTAAAGATCCTGGAAGAATTCACAAAGGAAGTTTAATGATCCAGTTTAATAGTGAAAATTGCGGCTGGATGCTACTTCTAATCGGCATTAGCTGTATCCTATGGTATTTCATTTACAGGGGAGCAATATGGTTATTTGGATAGCTTTGGGGTTATGGATCCTGGTATGCCTGGTGGGTATTTGGTTTTTGTTTAAATGGATTGGAAGTTCAGAAAAAATACTTTCAAACGATCTCGACAAGTATTTCGATGAACAAAACCACGAAAGGAAGGAAATGGGCTGGAAAAGCGAAAAATAACAATAGAGGGGTAGGGCCTACGGAACGGGCCAACGGGGGGGATCCTGGTCTAAAGGGATAGAACCAGGGTCCTTCTACCCCTCTTAAAGAAAGGGGGTGGTTATAACATGAGTCCCATCCATCCTGATAGCAGAAAGTCCTATGACGAAGAGAAAGCGAAAGGCAATCCGAAAACTTATAGAGCAAAAATAATAGCATTACTGGAAAGAGAAAACAGACCTATGACAGATAGACAAATAATGATGAGTCTAGGCGTACAAGAGAAAAGTAATATCTTGCCTGAAATAACTCGTCTTGTGTATGGAGAAGTCCTTTATGAGTATGATAGGGTTAAATGTGAATTTACCGGAAAAACAGTAAGAAGAACAAAATTAATAAGGGGGAAAGTTAAAGTTTTTTAAGAGTGAGGATATTTGCTACATAGAAAAGACTACTGCAAACATGGATTAACACCGGATTCCTGTTGGACTTGCAGGACCGGAGAAAAGATCAAGCCGGAAGGACCTGGCAAGAATAACCTATGCCAGCTCATTCGTATCTTTGTTGGATTACAACTAACCTGGTGGATGGATGATGAAGAGTCTGATACGGGTGTATTCGGCGGAGCAATAGGCGGTGATGGCTACGCTTCTTCCGGAAGAGCTTTAATGGAAGATAATCCCAACAAGCCCTATTTCATTATCGAAGGGCCTACCTGGGTTTGTAGAAAATGTAAAAACCAATGGGACTCCTGGCATAGATTTGATTTGCACCAGGCGAAATGCACAGGGAAAGAACCCGTAAGAAAACAAAAGCCCATTGAGGAAACAGAAAGGCCCAGGGTCCCACTACCTCTTCCGGATAAATACACCGGATATTATCACTTCTACCGAAAAGATAGGATCGAGTGTAATATATGTGGTTTGATATGGGGCTGTATAGAGGACATAAAAAATCACCTGGATTGGGAGATTAAAGAAGAGGAATATAGGGTTAAAAAACACAAAGAAAAGTTAAGGGAAAAGGTAATAAAGGAAAAAGAAAGAAGAGTGTTTGAAAAAGAAGCAGAAGAATATCACAAGAAAACAGGAATTAAACAAGTCTATTTGACACATACGAATAGAGATTTACGAAAGGCCGAACACGACCAGGCTCGAAGGCAGAAAAAACAATATGAAAAATTGCCAATTCACATACGGGCCGAGATTGAGGAAGCCTACGAATTCAGAAAACCGGATCTTCAATGTAGAACGTGCGGAGAGGAAGTCCCGATCCTACTTAGTGGGGAGTGCTACCCATGTTTTGTAAAGAGGATCCCATAAAGAAAGGAGAACCGATATGCCCCACCTGGAAAAAGGAAAAAGACATTTCTGTAAAGGAGTCAAAAAAGGGGAATGTATAATCTGCGGAGATCTTGTAGAAGTACCTTCCAATAAAAAGGTAGTTGTTTGCTATAAATATAGCTGTCATGTTGAAGCTGAACACCGGAGAGTTAAAAGGTCCAACAATAAACAAAAAAACAATAGAGTGTCCCGAGCTGTCATAGGAGAATGATATAATGGACTATCAATGTTTAGGGTGCGGTTTTCAGTTTAACGGTTGGAGAAACTATTGTCCGGAATGTGGGTTTGGAGTGATCGCAACGATCAGCATTAAGAAGTGGCAAGAGGAAATGAAACAAATAAGGGAGAGCAGAAAAAATGCCTATGCTAGTATGCGTAAAATGCAAAAGACAACTAAGGGTGGAGAAAAACGGGGTTGATGCAATAGAATTTACACCGATCCACACGAAGGAAGGTAATTTTTTGCGGTTGGAACCTTATAGGATATTTTCATCGGATAAATGGAAATGCCCTTCCTGTGATTTTGAGGTTTTGGCTGGTTTTCCATCGGAACCCTGGGCGGCAGAATGGATGAATTGGAAGGTAAATACAAAACCAGGGGTAGAAAAAAAAATTGATTTTTCCGGTATGGTTCAATCCGTAATAAACAATCCAAAATTAACCCATGTCAATTTTACAGATTTTGGGAGAGAAGAGCAAAGGACAATAGAAAAACTTTTAACAGATAAAAACACCCTTGTACTATTAAAGGTGGAAGGAGAAGAAAATGCTGGCGGACCTAATACCGAAAATAGCGGCTATGGAAGCCGGAGAAAAGGAGCCGAGTAAATACTATCATAGGCCCTCTCTTTCCGGACCAGGACGATGTTTAAGACAAATGGTGTATTGGGCTTTAGAAAAGCCTATGGAAGAAGCTAATGAACGTATGTG